GACTGACACCTGCCTGGGGGATGTAACGATGCGAAGGTCTCGTATGAATCGGGGTCAGAGTAAGAAGTCGTGGCGGAAAGGTGGTCATGAGAAGGCGCGCAATCGCGTCAGAACGATGCGCGGCGGGTTCCGGCTGTAGGGGTCACTTGTGCCCTGCTACTCGCCTGTGCACGGTCATAGGGGCCCAGGCGGGCAGGTCTCGTTCTCCGGCAAGGGGTATCGAGACCTGCCCGTCGTGGTGCCTTGTGGACAGTGCGTCGGTTGTCGCCTCGAGCGGGCTCGAGAGTGGGCGGTTCGCTGCGTCCATGAGGCTTCGATGCACGATCGCTCGGCGTTCCTGACTCTGACCTATCGGCCCCAGAATTTGCCGGTGTCAGGCAGTTTGGATGTTCGTCCGCTCCAGTTGTTCTGGAAGCGTCTTAGAAAGTCTCGTCCTCGTTCTGCTGGTCCGGTCCGTTACCTCGCTTGCGGGGAATACGGTGAAGAGCTCGGCCGGCCTCACTATCACGCTTGCGTGTTCGGCGAGGATTTCGCCTCTGATCGGCAGCTCTGGAAACAGACGTCTGCTGGTCCTCTCTTCATCTCGAAACGTGCCGAGTCCCTTTGGGGGCTCGGCTTTGTCGTCATTGGTGACGTGTCGTTTGAGTCTGCGGCGTACGTCGCTCGGTACACGGTGAAGAAGGTTCGTGGTGAGGCTGCGGCTGGGCATTATGGCCCGTTGAAGCCTGAATTTTTGGTCTCGTCTCGTCGGCCTGGTCTTGGCTCCACTTGGTGGGAAAGGTACGGCCAGGTCGTGAAGCGGGATGACGCTGTTGTGTTGCGAGGTCGTTCGATGCTCCCGCCGAAAGCGTACGATCGCTTTCATGAGCGGGATGATCTTGAGTCTTGGCGCTCGACGAAGGGTCGTCGTGTTGCCAGGGCTCTGGAACGTGGGGAGGAACATCACTGGGCGCGTTTGCGTGTGCGTGAGAAGGTCGCTGAGGCGAAGCTGAAGGCGGCCTCTCGTGTGTATGATTCTTTGGAGTAGTGGAGCCCCCCCCGGCCGGCGGGGGCCTTTCAGAGGCCCCTGAGCCGGACCGGGTGGGCGATTATCAACTTGAGTTGTTCTAACTGTGATTTGGATTGTGCAATTGTCTTTTTTCCTCTGTGAGGTGAGGTGACTATCAATGGATAGGTTTAAGCTGTTTCTTTTGTCTCTTTTGGATTTCCTCGTTCGTTTCATTAAGGGGGCCCAGTGATGCCGGAGGTGACTCTTTACTCGATTTTCGATTCTAAGGCTGAGTCATTCCTTCAGCCGTTCTTCGCTCCTACTGATGCGGTTGCGCTTCGGTGGGTGCGAGCTGCTATTAACGACCCGCAGCATGATTTCCACAAGTATAGTGCTGACTATACGCTGTTCAGGGTCGGCAGCTTCTCGACTAAGACTGGCGAGGTGAAAAGCATGGCGCTTGTGAACCTCGGCTGTCTCATTGCTCTCGGCCAGGTGCCGGTGAAAGAGGTCAAGTGATGGATTCTCGTAACCCGAGTGTTATTGCGACGCAGGCTCGTTTTGCCCAGATTCCGCCCCCTGAGCTTCAGCGTTCGGCGTTCGATCGGTCGTTCGGCGTGAAGACGACTCTGGCCGAAGGGATGGTTGTCCCGATCTTCGCTGATGAAGTGCTGCCGGGAGATACGGCCGCGGTGACTCCGACTCTGTTCTGTCGGATGGCGACTTTGATGACGCCACTGATGGATAATCTGTTCGCGGACGTGTTCTTCTTTTTTGTTCCGAATCGGCTGCTCTGGGATAACTGGCAGAAGTTCTGTGGGGAACAGGTGGATCCGGGCGATTCGACGGATTACTTGATTCCGACGATGGAAGCTCCGGCGGTGACGGGCTACGCCGAGAATTCGCTGTCGGACTACTTGGGTCTTCCGACCAAGGTGCCCGGCCTGGTGCACGCCAGCCTTTGGCATCGTGCTTACTCCCTGGTGTGGAACACTTGGTTTCGAGACCAAAATTTGCAGGATTCGGTTGTGGTCGATCGTGGCGACGGTCCGGATGATCCGGCGGATTACGTGCTGCTTCCGAGGGGGAAGCGTCACGACTATTTCACGTCGTGCCTGCCTTGGCCCCAGAAAGGCGATTCCGTGATGCTGCCGCTGGGGACCACGGCCCCCCTGGTGACCACGGGGACGGGCCATCCGACGTTTGACGTCGGGACGAATGCGGCGGATGCCGCCAGGCGGCTGGTTGGTGTGGCCACGTCGGCTACGGCGTTCTTTAAGACGCCAGTAATGACGACCGGTGGTGATGCGACGTGGGATGATCCTGCCCTTGAGGTCGATCTGACGGCGGCGACGGCGGCCACGATCAATCAGCTTCGCGAAGCGTTCCAGATTCAGAAGATCTATGAGCGGGACGCACGCGGCGGCACGCGGTACGCGGAAATTCTGCGATCGCACTTCGGTGTGACTTCTGATGACGCTCGTCTGCAGCGCCCGGAGTATTTGGGCGGCGGTACCGTTCCGATCATGGTCCGGCCTGTCGAGCAGACTGCGCCGGCCACGGTGAGTCACGTGGGTTCGCTCGGGGCCTACGGCCTGGCCGTGGGCCAGACTTCCGGGTTTACCCGGTCGTTTACGGAGCACGGCGTGTTGCTGGGAGTGGTGTCGATCCGCGCGGATCTCAACTACCAGCAGGGTCTTCTTCGGATGTTCTCGCGCTCGACTCGGTTCGATTTCTTCTGGCCCGCGCTCGCGCATTTGGGCGAGCAGGCCGTTCTTAACAAGGAGCTGTTCGCGGACGCGTCCGCCGCGGATGAAGAGGTCTTTGGTTACCAAGAAAGGTGGGCTGAGTATCGCTATCGGCCCTCCCAGGTGACTGGGGAGTTCCGCTCGAATGCGACCACGCCGTTGGATTCGTGGCATCTGTCTCAAGACTTCGCTTCGTTGCCGGTTCTTGGGCCTGACTTCATCGAAGAGGCTCCCCCGATAGATCGGGTGGTGACTGTTTGGAACCACGCTCATTTCCTTCTGGATGCGCATTTCTCGTTCCGGCACGTCCGGCCGATGCCGACCTGGTCGGTTCCCGGCCAGATTGATCGGTTCTAAGGATGGGGGTCTGTCATGTCTTTGACGGGTGTGCTTGGCGGCATCTTGGGCGTTGCGGGATCAGCCGCCCAAGCTGCGATGAATTGGAAAATGGCGGAACGGCAAATGCAGTTTCAAGAAAGGATGTCGAATACGGCTCACCAGCGCGAAGTTCGCGACCTCGAGGCCGCGGGTCTGAACCCGATCCTTTCGGCCCGCTTGGGGGGTTCGACGACTCCGCCAGGGGCCTCGAGCTATGTGCAGAATCCGATGGAAGCTGGGATCTCTGGCGCCCGGAGTGCCGAAGAGACTCGGACGAATGTGGCGATGCGTCGTGAGAACGTCGCGACGGCCCAGGCGGGCCGTGAGCTGATTGAGAAGCAGGGCGGCGCAGCGGATGCCCAGGCGGCGGCCTCGGCGTCTCAGGCCCTCGTGAATCAAGCGCAAGCGCAGAAGGTGATGATCGAAGCGGGCGAGGTGGCTGTGCGCAAGCAACTGGCAGAGCTGACGATCCCGCAAGCGAAGATCGATATGGAATTGGCGGTTTCCGAGTTCGGTCGCGACATGCGGCGAGCGAAACTCGGTGAGGTTGGCTCGACGGCGGCCGGCGTTACTCGGTTCGGAAGCTGGGCCTGGCCTTGGGTGAGCGAAAGCGCGAAACAGGCATGGGAAGCGTCGAAAGTCGGTGCTGCTCGGTTGCCTGAGTTCAACTCCTGGCTCTTCGGTGAGAAGGGCGCGAAGGAAGCGGAGGGACGAAAGTGAGTCGTGAGAAGCGGACGCGTTTGGAGTTTGTTCGGCCTGGTCGAACCCGGCCCGAGTTCCAGGGTGACTCGGACATCAATCGGATGATCGAACGCTACAGGCGGACGGGGGTCATGCCTCCGCCGCCTGGTCGGCCGCCGGTGTACGGTGATTTCGGGAGTCCGGTGGATTTCCAGACTGCCCTCAACAAGGTGCTGGCTGCGGAAGCGTTGTTCGCTGCCATGCCGGCGAAGCTGAGAGCGCGGGTGGGAAACGATCCGGCGCAATTCCTCGCCTGGGTCGCCGATCCGGCGAACCGGGAAGAAGGCGAGCAGCTGGGGCTGTTCGAGCCCTCGAAGAAGCCGGCGGATAAGCCGGCGGATCCGCCCCCCGGAGGGGGGGCGGCGAATCCCCCCGCAGGTGGCGGGGGGTCCTAGACCAGTTACCCTCTTGATGTAACTGGTCTGACTGACACCTGCCTGGGGGATGTAAC